TTGCAGGTTCGAGATGTCGAACTGTGCCTGGGCGATCAGGTCGAATTGATCGAGCAGCGTGGCGTTCGTGCCGTTGACGAACCCCACGAGCCCCGTCACGTCGCTCTGCGGGTGCGTGTGCGAAGCCGCGGCGAAGTACGTCGAACCGGGAACGCCCGACCACGCGGTGCCGTTGTAGCGCAGTATGTAGCCGTTGGCGGCTCCGACCAAAGCGACATCGCTGAGGTCGTCGAGCGACGAGACGGTCGCGGTGTTCGAGTACGGCACGGTCACGGTGAGCGCCTGCGTCGACGGCGAAACCGTGACGGTTTGGTTCACGACGCTGACCGTGATATCGCTCATCGGGTGACCTCGGGTGTGACCTGATACGTGCCCTGCAGCAGGCGCGTGACGACTCCGCTGCCGCTCTCGATCTCAAGATCGTACACACCGTAGGACGGTGCTGCGATGGCCGCCGTAACTGCAGCCGACATGGTGATCAGGATCACCGAGTCGGTCGCCGGTGTGATGGTGATTCCCGAGCCGCTCGTCAGGTTGATGACCTTGTCGGCGCTCGCGTGCGTGGTTCGTCCCTGCATCCGCGCCGAGTAACCCGTGAGGTTGAGCGCGGTGACGGTGACGCTGAAGGTGAACGTCGCGCCCTGCTCGATGGTGATGTCGTAGTTTGCAGCCATGTTCAGCACGATCCGTCGATTGCTTGGGTGTTGATGATGAGCCAGACGAAGCCATCGCTGCCGACGTGCGGCACGCAGATGACGTACGAATTGTCGGGGATCGGAACGGCGGCGAAACCAGCGGGTACGCTGGTCTTGCTTACTCCGTATGAGAACGCTCCAGCGGAGCCGCTTGCACCGTTGCTCAGTTCGCTTACGCTCACCGCTGTGTATTGGTCTGTCCCCATGCCGCTGGTGGACGCAGTGAACGTGTTGGATCCGATGGTCACGACGGCATCGCGCACGGTGTAGATCCACCGATGGTCATACCCGGATATGGCGGTAGACGAGACCACCTGCATCAGGCAAGTCGACAACCGCTCGGCGGAGTCGATGCCCCTGCTGCGTTCGAGGTCTGGCAGTACCTGGCCGATCTGCCGGATGACCGTCCTATTGTTCAAGTCCACCAGCCCTTCTCGGTGCGTGTCTTCAACGACGTGTCGCCGTTGTAGATCGCCTCGAAGTTCGCTGTCGGCCTTGCCATCCGCTTCCACTTGACCTCGGTTGGAACGCCAGACGTCAGCTTCGTCTTTCCGGTCGAGTCGGTGGTCGCTACCTGCTCAAGATGGAACGCCTGGTCGTACAGGAACTCGAACTGGACGTCGTAGTACTCGCCGTGCGTCTTCTGCACCGAAACGGATTCGCAGAGCACGGATCCGATGGGAAAGCCTTGTCCGGTTCCACCGGACGTGATGAACTTCTGCTCATTGAGGCATCCCATGTAGCTGCCGAGCCTCATCGCGGAACCAGCCATCGACACTGTCGAGGCATCCTGCGTGAACCGCAGCGAGATAGCGACCTGAGGGATCGAGATCGCCACGGAGTCTGGACCGCCTTTGAGATGCGATCCTCCTATGTCAGACGATGCGTTGGTGTTGGACGGTGCGACAGACCATCCGGTCCGGTAGACCTTCGCCATCCTCTGCCTGGTGGAGAACGTCATCTGGCTCGGAAGGACGAGCGTTCCGGAGACGGTCGAGGATGGATCCTCGACATACGAAGTCGTGAACTTGATCTCGGCCTTGACGGCCTTGTTGTCCATCTGCGTCAACTGCACCGAGCGACAGCGTGCGGTCGTTTCCCAGGTCATCCCGGTCGGATATGGAGCAGTCACGTACGCAGCGTTTACGGCAGGTATCGCAAACTCCGTTACAGCCTTCGATGCGTCGCTGTCGAGACTGAACCTGCTTCCGTCCTTCTTGACGATGATCCGCGTGTAGCTGATCTCGTTCTCTCCGACAGGCTCGACGAAACGAGTCTGGATATCGGTGTCCCAATAGGTGAATGTGGTGGTATTAACAGGCATGTTTCACCTCACATAAGCCATCCGAGTCCCGCTTCCCTGCCCCATCTCTGTGCTTCGGCACGCTGCGGCGCGTTCTTTGCCTCTTCCATCGCGTCCGCTGCGCGCGCGGCCTGCAGGGCTGCCTCCGTCTGGGCTGCCATGAACTCGGGAGCGATGGACTTCCTCGACATCGCGCCGGCGGTTCTATCCGATTCTCCGCTCAATCGGGCAATCGCGTACGTAGTCGCAGCGGTGAGGGCGTCCTTCATCGTCTGCATCATGGTTTCGGTCTTGGAGGCAGTTTTTCCGTCTCCACCCGTTGCAGCCATGACGGTCGCCCAGAACCCAGACTGGTTGACCTTCCCCATGCGCTCTTCCATCGCAGCCATCGTCTCAAGAAGCTTGGAGTTGACTGCAAACGATTGTTCGCCGCTGTCCTTGAAGTTACGCAGCGCCTCTCCAGCGCCCTGCACATCGGCCTGCAGGCTGTCCATGATCTTCCCGGCCATCATGAATGGCGTGATCACTGCGGTGGCCGCCATGAGTCCTGCCCCGACTGGACCAGCGCCCATCAGGCTTCCCATGATGCCTCCCGCTGGACCTCCGCCGGCCGCACCGAGTGCGGGAGTGAGGAAGCTCTTGATCTTGGACATGCGCTGGGCGCTCGACTTGATCTCGGTCTCTGCCTTCTTGAGAGAAGGAGCCACCGTGTTCGTCGTGACCGTCAGCGGGATGTTCAGGTGCGGTACTGCGGTCATGCCGATTTCTGCGCTTCCTTGATGCCGGAGTACACGCTGTCTCCGACGATCTTGAGTGCGATCTTGCTTCCGAACTGCGCGGCCTTCTGCATGTAGTGCTTCGCGTACTTGTGCTGGAACGCACCGAGGCGTCCGCGTACCCCGCGCCTCCATCCGCGCCCAGGGTGGAACGTGGATCCGGAGCTCAGGGTGATCTTCCGCTCAATGATCGTCCGCACATGAGGCTTTCCATTCATGTAGACGGTTATCTTCTTCTTGAGAGGCTCGCCACGGTCGATGCGCTGGTTCCTGAGGATGATCTTCGCGCGCTCGCCCTTGGCGTTGAGACCCTTCGGCCAGGCGTGCCATCCGAACTCCATGAAGTGCGACTTCCATCCGACGAGGACGTCGAACCGTCCCTTGCGCTGCTTGCTGCGCTTGGTGTCATTGGTTCTGACGCCAACCGCGCACCAGACCGCGTTCTTGTACTTCTTGACCTTGGTGAACATCTGCGCCTTCGTGCGCTCTGCCCACTTGTAGGCGTTCTTCCTCGCCACGCGGCGCACCTTCGATCCCCATAGCCGCATCCCCTTCGCCGCGAGGTTGTCGGCGACCTTCTTCGGGAGCATCCGCATCAGGTTCTCGACGCGCTTGATGTCCTTCGGATCCATCTGCGCCGTGATGTATCCCGATCCCAGCTTGCCGCTGCTTGAGCTTGCCACGGATGGCCTCCCAGTCTGGAATCTCGAACTCGTAGTTCACGATGGCCGCAGGAACGTCACAGGTTTCCATTCTTGAGTACTGAAGGGCGACAGCGAGAATGGCGCGCTGGCCCTTGTCTAGTCCCGGCCTTCTCCGTAGAGCTTCTCGATCTCCTTGCCGATTCTCGCCACGACGAACCCGTCGGATGCAAGCACCTCGTCGATGCTTGAGAACGCCGGAGCGCCGTCGACGATGACATGGCGGAACACGAACCAGGCGAACATCCTGTCCGGTTGGTCGCGCAGGAAAGCGATGGCGTCGACCATGTCCAGGGCAGATGGACGGCGCAAGACGATCTCTGCGCCGTCCATCTCGATGGTCACTGGCTTGAGCGCGATGATGTCTCGGATTGACTTCATGCAAGAACCGGGAGGATGGTGACGATGGCGGATCCAGGCGAAGCCGTCGTGAACTGGAACTCGACCGATGCCTTCAGCACCGATCCCGCTCCTGCGTCGATCTTGAACGAGGTGACGAACGCCGTTCCGGTGATTGACGAAGCCGATCCGGCACCTACGGCGGGTTCGAGGGTGAACACGACGGAAACCGCCGCCGATGCCGTGTTGAGCGCGTGGATCATCTTCTTGTGCTCGGCGACATCCATGTCGACGAATAGCTCAAGCGATGCCGTGGCTCCTCCGACGCCGGCGATGTACGACTGAGCGGCCGAACCGATCTCGGTGGTCTCGAGGGCTGATCGCGTCATGTTGACGGACACGTTGCCGACGGCCGCAACGGTCGTGCCGGCGTAGGAGAATGCTGAGAGTGCTGCGTTGATGGCCATTTGTTACTCGGTGTATGTGATCGTTGCGAAGCAGACAAGTTCCGCTGGTTCAGATTCGTCTCCCTCGCCGACGGTGTCCTGGTCGAGCTCTCGCCCTCCCCAGACCACGGACTGGAAGGCGATTCCGTCGTACGTTCCCGCGACGCAACACTGACGGACGTTCGATGCGAAAGCAAGAGCGGCGGCAGACGTCGCGGCGATCACGCGGATCTCGACTTCCGCGCTGTGCAGCTCTCCCGAACCGATGCTCAGGATCTCGTCTCGATTGACCTCGAACGTGACGGCCGGAAGCGATGAAGACTGAAGCCGGAATCCGTGCGTGATGCGCGAGTTTGGGATCGAGTTGAGCGGAGTGCCCTGGAGCATCGCCCGTACGGCTGATTCGATGGTCGCCATCAGTTGACCTCCGTGCACGAGATGACGGCTACACGGTCGGCCTCATCGAGGTTCTGGATGGCGTTGACCTTGAGCGTGCGGCCTCGGATGGATAGCCGGTCGACCTCCGTGAGGCCTACGTTCACAACGGCGTCCCACCTCGCTCGGATCTCGCAGCTCCTCACGACGGCGACTCCGTCGGCGTAGGACTGCTCGCTTGCGCTTTGTTCGCGCAGGTCAGCGCGGAACGTTCCGGAGCTCACCCAGTTGTCGACGCGCTTGCCGAGGCTGTCGCGGCTCGTGCTCGGCGCGAGCCGCGTGGCGGTGTACTTGAGCAGTCCACCCGAGATCATCGGATGTTGCTCCTCGTCGAGACGTTCGCGAGGATGTACTCGACCGACAGCGGGACAGCCGTCAGGCCGATGGGCTGGAACGCCTCGGGGTTGTTGTACCAGGCGCCGACGAGCGCGATGATCACGTGGGTGATCTCGTTCGGAACCGCGCTGTAGCCGGCCGTGTAGGTCACCGTGATCGCGGTGCCGTCGTACAGGCCCGGAGCCTGTAGGAACCGCAGCACGGGAATCGGTCCCTGCGTGAGGTCGATCCAGTAGTCGGTCGACGGCATGGTCGTGGCGACGTTGCTGGAGTTCCTGTACGAGACCGACGAGATGGCGCTGAACGGGAACGCCGGCACGAGAGTGTCGGTCCACGACGCGAGGTACAGCGTCTGCGTCTGCGGTGACAGCAGCAGCTGCGTGCGCCGCTCGACCAGCGAGATGGCCGCCTCGCGCAGGCGCACGAGGTCGGCGTCATCGTCGGCGTAGTCGATCTTGAGCGCGCTCTTGATCGTCGAGAGTGGGACCGTCATAAAAGGCTCCTGCGCGGTTTCCCGCGCAGAGCCCTCGGGGGAGAAGATCAATCAGGCATTGGCGTTCGGGCTGTAGATCGCGGCGAACGCGTCGGGGAGCAGGATCTTGGAATCGGTGCGCAGCCACACGTAGAGCGTCTGCTGCAGGTTCGCGGCAGCGCTGTAGGGGTCGATCATCGACGTGATGCCGGTGCGGTCGAAGATCGAGAAGTAGTCCCAATTGCCGGCGATGAACAGCGCAGAACCACGCACGGCCGTACCGGTGGCGGTCTGAGCGGCAGTGCTCGGAAGGAACTCGCTGATGTTGTACGGAACGCCGTAGATCGTGCCGGGGAGACCAACGACGTTCGTCTGCGGGACGGCGTTGGCCGGCGAGAAGACGTAGTAGCCAGCGGTGTCCTTGAGCTTGCGGATCGACTTGATGCCCGCGTCCGAGACGAGGATCTGAAAGCGATTCGAGTTGCGGTACTGAGGCGGGACC